GAAGACATTAGTGATGGTAAAGAAACTAGGGACATGACCAAGGCTCAGGTTATCAAAGCAGCGTTTAGAGTGCTGACTTTGAAGCTAGCTAGAGCAGGGATCCCAATGTTAGTAACTAACCACGTATACGAGGTTATAGGAAGTTATATCCCTATGAAAGAGATGGGTGGTGGAACAGGCCTCAAGTATGCGGCTAGTACGATTGTATTCCTTGGTAAGAAGAAAGAACGTGATGCCAATAAAGATATTATTGGTAACATAATCAAGTGTACTACATTCAAGTCAAGACTATCAAAAGAGAATCAGAAAGCAGAAGTGCTACTGACTTATGATAAAGGTCTTGACAAATATTATGGATTGACTGATCTATGTATTGAGATGGGGCAATGGGAAAAGAAAGGTTCAAGAATCTTAATTAACAATGTCGAAAGTGAGCACGATGGTAAATCAGTATATGCTAAGAGCATTGCTGCTGATCCAGAAGCATTCTTTACTCCTCGTATCATGGCTATGATTGATCAATATACTGAAAACAAATACAGTTATGGCGAGACTAATATGTCCATGAATATAACTGAAGGGGAAGAGATAGATGGAACAACCGGATCCGAAGTGGCATCTGAGAATATCAATAGCTAAGAGCGTACTAAGAATTGGTGCGGGTTGGTATTTGGTATTAGGTAATTTAGTAATGGCTGGTGTATTATTAGTACTGGCTGAACTATTAGGAATTGCAGAAGAATTGGTATGATAATAGATCAGGTGACACGTAAGTTGTTTCCTACAGAGATAGCTCGGGTTGTTACAGACTTAGATCATAAAGCAATCACGAGCCATACCATTGACTTCATTAAAGACTTAGGTGAATACACTACCTATCATAATAAAGAAGCTAATGCCGAATGGGCTAAGCATCCAGAAGTAGTGAAGTTGATAGAGACAGCTAAGCAAGCATCTATAAAGTATTTGGCTGATACCAGAAGAAAAGAGTTCACTGAAGAACCTTGGTTAATAATGTGGGCTAATGTGTACACTGAAGGTACAGAACATGGATCCCATAACCATCCTTTAAGTGCTGTAAGTGGAACGTATTATGCAAACGCAGGAGATTCATTCTCAAGCATACAGTTTGATAGTCCTCTTACTCCATATAAGATGCACGATAGACAAGCGCCAGACACTCTGACGCATGCCATCAAACCAGTAGAAGGCGATATGCTTCTCTGGCCTAGTTGGTTGTTCCATAGAGTGTCAGCACAGAAACCAACAGAGATACCAAGAGTATCCTGTTCATTTAACATAGACTATAATTATAAGAGAACACAATGATTGAAGATAAGATTTTACATAGTCTAATCACAAACGAAGAGTACACTAGAATGACTCTGCCGTTTGTAGAAGAAGAATACTTTTCACAGCCTCATCAGAAGTTGCTATTCAAATTAGCACGTGAGTACTTTGACAAGTATAACTCAGTACCATCGCCACAAGTGATGAATATTGAGGTTCAGCAAATCAGTAATGTAGATGCAACTACTATAGATAGTGCATTGTCATTCCTGAGCCAACAACCAGAGCCAGTCCAGGAAGAATGGTTGATAGATGAAACTGAAAAGTTCTGTCAAGATAAAGCTATCTACAATGCTATAATGAATGGCATTAACATCTTAGAGAATAAGCCTGACGAGAAAGGTCAGCTGCCAGAGTTGTTAACCAAAGCACTACAAGTGTCATTCGACAACAGCGTAGGTCATGACTTTATTGATGATGCAGAAGAACGATTCGACTTCTATCACATGAAAGAGACTCGAGTGCCCTACGACCTTGAACTTATGAATAAGATCACTAAGGGTGGTATACCGAATAAAACTCTTAATATCATTCTTGCTGGTACTGGTGTTGGTAAAAGTTTATTCATGTGTCATTGTGCAGCAAGCAATATGGTTGAAGGTAAGAACGTATTGTATGTCACTATGGAGATGGCAGAAGAAAGAATTGCAGAACGTATTGATGCTAACTTGTTAGATGTTACACTTGAGGATCTTGCAATCTTACCTAAAGAATCGTATAAGAAGAAGATGGAGAGACTACAAGCTAAGACAGTTGGTAAGTTGATTGTTAAGGAATATCCTACAGCAACAGCTAACTCTAATCATCTCAGACATCTTATGCAAGAGTTAAAGACTAAGAAGAACTTCGTACCAGATATTGTTTATATCGACTACCTCAACATATGTGCAAGTTCAAGATTGAAAGGAGGTATGAATGCAGGTTCTTACACGATTATCAAAGCGATTGCAGAAGAGTTACGAGGACTGGCTGTGGAATTCAACGTGCCAATCGTCAGTGCAACACAAACAAATAGATCGGGTTACTCGAGCTCTGACATTGGTCTGGAAGATACGTCGGAAAGTTTCGGTCTACCGGCGACAGCTGACTTCATGGTGGCACTCTCGCAAACAGAAGAACTCGAACAGCTAAACCAGTTTATGGTTAAGCAATTGAAAAATAGATATGCAGACCCAGCATTTCATCGTAGGTTCGTCATAGGAGTTGACAAAGCTAAGATGAGATTATATGATGTGGAGCAAACAGCTCAAGCCGATATTGTGGACGACACTCCCATATTCGACAAAGGCAAGTTTGGTCATAGTGAAGATAAGTCATTGAAAGATGTATTCAAAGACTTTACGTAAAAACTACAACTTATAAATACATCGCACTCCATGTAAATGTAGTGTAATTCTTGTTAGACGCAGTGGGGACTGAGTTTAGAGGCAAGTGTTTAGCTATACGCTGACATACGGAATTGAAACGATTAAGACTGGGGTTGTCCGTTTCCAAGAATTTTTTTAGTAGTTTTATAGCCAGCAGAAATGTTGGCTTTTTTTTGCGTGATTGTAAGTGATTAAAATAAAGCAATATTGCTTTCCCTGTTGACTTTGAATACTCTTTTATGTATAATACGCCTATACTTGAGAAGAGAAATATTATGCACAGAAATACACACAAGATGCCTACATTTGAGTCGGCAGAAAGAGCAGAAGGCCGACAGCACAAGAACCTTGTAGAGTTCTTTTCAGCATGTAAGGAAAGATTATTTTACTACGGATTAGAGGACGAGTCCTTTTACTTTGAGCAGGTAAGAGACCACCTATTAGAGGGTGGCAGTCTTGATCCAAAACAAGCAGCTCGTATCTTAGGATTGTAAGGAGGTTCTATGAGTCAAGAAAATCAATTAAAGTATCTAAAATATCTTTGTATGTTTGTACTTGGATGGTGTACAGCATTCTATACATTACCAGTACAAGGCGAAGATCACGATACATCATGGCATGGCCATACTATAGAGCTTAATCCATTTCAGGAAGCTCAATACTGTATGGCAAAGAATATCTACTTCGAAGCAGGTAATCAACCAGTTGCTGGTAAGATTGCTGTTGCGCAAGTAGTTATCAATCGGGTAGATAATCAACACTACCCAGACACTATTTGTGAAGTTGTGTATCAAGCACAATGGAAAGAGAACTGGAAGGGCAATCTGTTTCCTGTTCGCAATATGTGTCAATTTAGCTGGTTCTGTGACGGTAAGTCAGATGAGCCAGTCGATAGTGCAACCTGGATGTTCTCACTTCTAATAGCCGATTCTGTTTTGAATGGCGACTACGGTGACATTACAGAAGGATCTACACACTATCACAATGATACGGTTCACCCTTACTGGGCCGACTCATTGAACGAGACAGTGGTTATTAATAACCACATCTTCTACAAATAGGTAGACCCCAGAAGTCGCCAAAGAAGTTGCAAACTCTAAATATGACATAAGCTAACGATCGTCTAGTAGACGAAGGGAACAAGGTTATGTCATACATGGGTCAAAAAGTATCAGCGGAATTGCAAGAAATCCTTGCACCAATGATAAATCAATACAACGCAACTATTGATGGCGATGGAGGCGGTAAACATACTCCAAGTCAAGTCGACCAGACTCTAAAGATAGTTGTCAACGAAAGGATAGATTTTAAAGCTGATCTCAGAAAGGCTTTGGAAGCACACTCCAACGCAAAGTTCATTGAAGAAAAAGCAGCATCTAGTTATGGATCCATTGGCACTGTTCGATTTGATATATTCTTTGAGAACGGAACCTCGCAAGGAAGTAGGTATAGAGCATTCTTTAAACAAGCTCAAGGATCTGGTAGAGGTGCTGATGCTAAGATTACAGCTCTTGGTGAATCGATGCAAGCATATATGTTAGCATGTCGTCAAGGACTTCCTAAACCAATCCAAGACATTTCAGATGTCAAATACTTCAAGAACGATTTTGTAAAACAATTTAGTGACTGCGATAGAACACATAACGATTGTATGGATAACTGTTCAGAGAGTTGGATGGAGTCTGCTGTAGCAATTGCAAACTTCTGTT